GGTTTTCTCGATCTCTTTCCTGGCATCTTTCATATGCTTTCTCATTCTCTCTATTCCAATATTCTCTCTCTAATTGCATTGCTTCACCTGACGGTCCTTCACAATCAAAAACATGACTCCAGCATTTAACCGTGAAGAACAACAGCCATGCAAGCATCAATGTTAGAACCCATATTCTTAATTGAAAGAAAAAATTATACATTTCATTAAATTTCATGATATTTCCTTTTATACAACATCAAATACAATTTCTTTTGTCGGAATAATTTTTCTATCTTTATCGTAGATTTCAGATAAATAGACATAACAATATGCAGCTACCACTATCATCATCAAGATGATGAAAAGAACAACTTTTAGAGTGGTGGAATCTTTTTTTTCAGAGCACATTTTGTCTTTTTCCTTTATCAATGAGAATTTAACACAAAATTTCATTAAAAAAATATCTTTCCCATGATATTTTTAAGAAGAGTTTTTCACACACTTATAAGGATATATATGGCTAAAAAAGCAATGCATCATGAAGAGCACAAAAAGCATGGTCATCATGATAAAGAACATCATCATGCACATCATTCCCACCACAAAAAAATTGCCGCTCATCTTGAGAAAGCTCACGAGCTTCTTCATAAAATGCATAAAGAACACCATAAGGTAAAATAATCTTCTCAACGAATAAAGTAATAATTATTTTACAAATTGTAAATATTTTACTTTATTCGCCTCTTATGCTAATTTGATTTTGAGTTTGAATGCATAATAGGAGTGTCTATGAATAACTTACACGGAATCGTCGCATTCGCATTGATGATTATCCCTATGACGATTTTCTTAGGATGTACCTACAAAGACAAACAGAAAGGTGATTCTCTTACGGATTTATCAAAGCAGGTCATCAAATCACACGAAGATATTGAAATTGATATCAAAGCAACTCCTTCAAAAAAATAGGTATATATGTCACGCCCTGAAAAGATTATCGATTGGGATGTTGTAGATGAATTATTAATGGCAGGTTGTCCAGGTACTGACATTGCTGCATATTTTGGTATGCATCCTGATACTTTTTATAAAAGAGTTATGGCTGAATATGATATGGGTTTCTCTGAGTATTTACAACAAAAGCGATCTTCTGGTGATTGTTTATTACGAAAATCTCAATTTGATAAAGCATTAGATAAAGATACTTCAATGTTAATTTGGCTTGGCAAACAAAGACTTGGACAGAAAGAAAATCACGATATCAGCATCGATTCGACCACTGTGAAAGAATTTGCTGGAGCAATGGGTTGGATTAAAGAAATGCAGGATAAGAAGAAAAATAGCGAATCCTCAGAGTTGTCCAATGTTACGGAAATCTCGTAAAGTTGGATATATTGCATAAAAAACATTTTATTGATACATTGTCAATCACGTTCGCCGCGTTAAGGCTTCCGCAGGTATGCGTTAAATACTTTCTCGCTTAAGGAAGCGTAAAAACCTATCGATTTGTCAGAAAACGGACGTAGTAAGCGTCGTCCACTGATCTGCTTATCAAGTATTAACATTCAACCTATGGTTGCTATGTCTATTACAACAACATCGAATCTAGGGCCAATGATCCTACAGTCACTAGCACCTGCTATGCTGTACGTTCCTACCCCAACGATGAACTATATTATCGTCTGCGACAAGGTATCTATGCCAACTAATGGCGGTACTACTTGCAGATTTATGAGGCCTCGAGCCTTGCAACCGCCTACTGTCCAATTGGGTAGAATTGCCCAATTAAAACCGACTCTAATTGACTTGGAAGCCCGACAGGGTGACAAGGGGCAAGCGAAAGCAGCCTGAACGACTTAACGAGACGGCCTCCTTAGAGGATGCGAAAGTCTGAACCGTGAAAATAAATAAAATCACGGAGGGAAATCCGAAGAGTTTTCCCCGCTTATCTGAATGTATCGATTAAGATTGAAATTCCAAAGCATACAAAGAAAAAAGCAATAGAACAGATAAATATAACTGTGACTATATTGTCCATAGTGTAACGATACCAGGTGAGTCATAAAAGTAACAGAAATGAATAGCGGAATTGACCCACCAGCTCAAGTGCCACAGCGTGACATCATTGATGCACAAATGGCATTTTTTGGTACTGGATGTATTATCAACGAACAAGTCATCATCCAAGACCAAGAAGGTGTATTAGCCTGGGTTTCTGAAAGACTTGCAGTTGCAATGCGTCAAGCTGAGGATTTGATCCTCCGTGACTACATCGTATCTGCTGCATCAGAAATTAATGCTGGTGGTGGAAGTAACGGTGACAACCCAACTAACTTAGGAGTCTCTGACTTCTCTTTAGTTGCAACAACACTTGATACCAACAATGCCTACAAATTTATGACAGGTATTGAAGGTATGGATAGATTCGGTAAACTTTGTGCCGAAGTAAAACCAACTCTGATTGACATGGAAGCCTTACAAGGTGACATGGGGCAAGCGCAAGCAGCCTAAACGACTAAGTGAGATGGCGCCGAAAGGCGATGCGATAGTCTGAACAACGCGAATGAATAAAGGCGTTGAGGAGAATCCGAAGAGGTTTTCCCGCTTATCTGAATGTATCGATTAAGATTGCAATTCCAATGGACACAAAGGAAAAAGCAATAGAACAGAGAAATATAACTGTGACTATATCGTCCATAATCTAACGATACCAGATGAGTCATAAAAGTAACAGAATTGACAGGTCCTGTTCGTTCATCTTATTTCATGTTGAGCTCTACTGAGCTTCAATCTGATTTTGATGGATTAGTAGGCCAAGGTGTATTGAACAATTGGAATTACCCTAAACTTTGTGGGGTAGTAAAATCTTCTCTGATAGACTTGGAACTCGCAGCGTAGAGACGGCGACAACAAGGGGCAAGATTATGGATTTAAAAATTTATAAATGTGCTGAATCGGACGGCAAATGTTTTAAATGTGGAAAATTTTGCATGGAATGTGGCTGTTGGATGCAGGGAATTATAACTTACGAAGAATATTTAAAATCTAAAAATCAGCCTGAACGCAGCAAGCGAGAAGACTCAACATTTTTATGCAACATACAAGTAAAGGTAGATATTCCACCTGATACTAAAAAATGGCATGAAATGATGGGATGCGGTGCTCTGAACAGTGAGGAAACTCATTGAGTTGGGTGCAATAGGCCCGACCGCCATGTAAAAGTGTTTCACATGGTCATAAAAGTAACAGATTTTGACAAATGCTTCTGCTCTTCCTAGTGAGTGGGGTTCTGTATTTAACGTCAGAATTCTAACCAGCTCTGAAGCTCCAGTAGCACGTGGTGCGTCAGCTAATAGCCAAGACGTTTACTACAATACTGTTGTAGGTAAACAGGCTTTGACACACATCAATCAAGATGGTTTCTCTATGAACCTGATTTATAGAGATCCGTACTATTCTGGAATGCTCGCTCAAAACGCGACTTTAGCGGTTAAATTCGCTCAAGCGCAAGCGATCACTCAGGATACTGCTATTAGAAACCTTCTTTGCACAAGACTAACGTCTTTAGGAGTGTAATATGACTGAATACTCTAGATTGGCAAAAGGTTCTTTTACATCAACAGGCGCAGCGAAGATTATTAATCTCCCCTTTGCTCCTGACCGCATTGAGTTGACTAACTACTCAGCTGCTGCAACTCCTGCAAACCATGGCGTTCCATTCGCAAAATGGGATGTTACTATGGGACAGGGATTTGCTGTTGAGCAAGTATTCAATGCAACTCCAGTTCTAACAACTGATGTTGTGACTGCTAATGGTTTTAGTACTTTCCAAGCAGGAGTAGCTCTCCAGTTTGGACCTAAGAAACAAATCATTGGCGCGACCGCTGCAAATCCTATCGTATTTAACGTAACTGCTCACGGGTATACTGTAGGCGATATCGTTACATTCCAAGGATTGTATCAGTCTCCAACTACAGGTATGCCTCAAATCGCAGGTATGATTTTCAGAGTTAGTGCAGTCGGTGATGCTGACCATTTCTCTGTAGTATGGCCCGGCAACGGTTCTAACTACACTGCATTGAGCGGCTCACCTGTTGGTGCATTTGTGAAAAAGGTTCTTTATCCTTTTCTTTATGCTCCAGGCGTTGCATTCATTGAAGCAATTACTCTAGGTACAACAACTACTGTTGTTACAACTGCTCCTCACAACTACGTTGTAGGACAAGAAATTGCTTTCCGTATCCCAACCTCTTGGGGTACTGTCGAATTGAATTCTCTACCAGATTCTCTTATCCCAGGCTCTCCTGTCTATGGATATGTAGTTTCTGTAACGAATTCTACAACATTTGTGTGCAACATTAACTCTACAGGGTTTACAGCCTTCAATACTAACCAGACTGTGGCTAGTGTTCCTGGTTTGTCCTTCCCTCAAGTAGTTGCTGTAGGTGATGTAAATACAGGTGGGGTGCAGATTTCTGCAGGCTCACCGTTGTATCCATCTCCTGTGGTCAATGGTGCAAGTACAATCAATGGTCCTGCTATTCAGGGAGCATTCGTTAATAATACAAGCAGCGGCTTCATCATTGGAGCTGGTGGTGGTACTAACGATACTGCTTCGGTTCTAGTGGGAGCTAATGGAAACGTGATCTACTGGGTAGCTTACCTGGATGACATCACTCTTCCGTAAATAACATTCCCGTTATTTTCCCCTCTTTAACCAGAGGGGATTTCTCTTTCCAGTTAACTTTTTGTTAATTATTGGTAGATGGGATGGGCTACATATTTTCTTTAAATTATCTCCATAGGTAAGATAAAATTTAAATATGACTGTCATATCTCCTCCAATTCCACCTTTTCAAAACTTACCTATAAATGCTCAGTTCTATCAGCCTAGTCAGTTCTTCATTTCTGCCATCGCCCAAGGCGTAACGACCATTGTGACCACAACCGAAGATACCAACTACGTTATTGGACAGACAGTGAGATTGATCATTCCCATGCAGTCGGGAATAAGAGGATTGAATGGGCAACAAGGATATGTGATAGCGATTCCTGCGCCAAACCAAGTCGAAATAACAATAAATTCTGTTGGATTAGATCCATTCACTACATCCACTGCACGACAACAACCACAGATTTTAGCTATAGGCGATGTAAATACTGGCCCGATAAATGCGAATGGTCCAAGAAATACTATTCCATATGTGCCGGGAAGTTTTATAGACATTTCTCCGGCATAATGTTATAAAATATTTAAGTATTATCAAGGAGTTCTTATGACCGAATTAAAAAAACCGAAATTATCTTCTAGCGCACAAGAATCATTGGACCAGGCTGAACAACAATTCCAAAAGTTTGATGAAAGCATCAAAGCAATGACTTTTGATCGCATGAACGAAGCGCCAAAGTTAGAAAATGAACCTCAGCATCGATTATCTCAGAATCAGATAGCAAAAACTGATGATTATTATATCAAGCCAGATAAAGTTATCAGCTGTCGAGAAAGATTTAACGAGAAATTTCGTGAGCAATATGAATACTCGAAGCAATACGTACCATTTATCGCGGAAAACAATGAAGTGAAAGGGGATCTAATTGAAATCTGGACACGTCCATATCCTGGAATGCCCGCAGAATTCTGGAAAGTTCCCTCAAATCGTCCTATTTGGGGTCCAAGGTACTTGGCTGAGCAGATCAAAAGAAAGTGCTATCATCGCCTCGTAATGCAGCAGAATTTGACTTCTCAAGAGGGTGGACACCAGTTTTATGGACAAATGGCAGCTGATACCACAATTCAACGATTAGATGCTCGTCCTTTTAACAAGAACAAATCCATTTTTATGGGTAATTTTTAATGAACTTTCTCTCTGATTGTATCACTTATGTTAGACGCCTAATCAAAAGCCCTTCTGATGCGGTAATCAGTGATAATCTTATCATTGATTACATCAATCGTTTTTGGCTGATGGATGTTGATGCTAGAATCCAGGTATTCGATCTGAAAACCAAGTATCAGTTTCAGACCGTTCCGGGTGTTGATCAATACAATATGCCTCTTTACGATATCCAAACGCAACCAGGAGATCAAGAGATCTCATTTTTCCCTGTTTACCAGGGATTTATGCCACCTGCTTATTGTAATGGTATTAACATCGGGTTTTACACCCAGAGAAATGAATATTTCAATTTATGGCCAAATTACGTACAACCATCAAATCCTGTCATTATAGCAGACGGTGGATCGACATATAGAATACAGATTCCCTTCACTTCTCAACAGGCCACGACAGTTAATCAAATACCACCTGGGTTACTACGTGGCCACGTTGATATCACTGGAATTATCGCTACAGGTCAGAATGTTGACCCTCCGGTTGTTTCTACACTAGATTTAAATATCCCCACGACTAGTGTTTATTCAGCAGTTTATTTCACAACGATTGACTCTACAGGGGCTAGTGTTGTAGTGGCGGATAGTGGTCAGTTTCTTTCTGGAAATGTTAACTATGGTCTGCTAATGAGACCAGGTAATGCACCACTTGGCAATACTCCATTGGCAGGAGGGTATAGCACCACGAGCAATACAATAAATTACATGACAGGCGAAGCGAATGTGACGTTTACCGATGCAGCCGGGGTTCCGATTAATATCCCTGCTGGTCAGAATATTAATTCACAATGCTACGTCTATCAAGTCAGCCTACCGCGCTCTTGTCTTTTCTATAATAATATTTTGACTCTCCGTAATCCCCCCGATAAACAGTATCTAATCGAACTGGATGCTTATCTTACTCCCGCTGCGTTCCTTTCTACTTCTAGCGCGGTACCCTTCGGTTATATGACAGAATACATTGCAAGAGGAGCTGCTCGTAAAATTTTGAGCGATACGGGCGATACTGAGCAATTCATGTTTTACGAGCCCTTATTTCGCGAACAAGAGACACTGGTATGGAAACGTAGCCAGAGACAATTTACTTCGACTAGAACGCAAACCATTTATGCTGGCGGTCAATTTGGTCAGGCATTCGGAAACAATAACACTCTAGGTATTACATGACATTTAGCTATTTTCCTAACATTCCTAATCCTCCTAATGATCCTGCTGATGATGTAAGCAGTATGCAAACTAATAGTCAGAGTATAGGTCAATTAATAGCTGTAGACCATGTAGGTTTTAATGTAGCCAATGGTGGATTC